ATGAAACACTATTATTAAGTAAACTCTCTATAAAAGAGGAAGCTGCAGGTAAACGTAGAGTCTTCGCTATCGTAGATATATGAACTCAGTCTGTTCTGAAACCTATGCATGATCATGTGTTTTCGATTTTAAAGTCGATTCCACAGGATGGTGCATTTGATCAATTACGGCCGGTTCGCGAGTTGATAAAGACTAACGTAAAGGGTAAAACCTTTTGTTACGATTTATCGGCCGCCACTGACCGTTTTCCGATCTCAGTCCAGGTTGATGTATTATCTTTTCTTTATAATCGGGACGTTGCTAATAGTTGGAAACAAGTGTTAGTCAATCGCCCTTATTATTTGAAAGAGACAAATACTTCATATACTTACGGAGCTGGACAACCTATGGGTGCTTTAAGTAGTTGGGGCGTGTTTTCTCTCTGTCACCATGTTGTAGTACAAATCGCTGCCACTCGGGTTGGTATTAACAAATGATTCACTGAGTATGCTTTACTCGGTGATGATATTGTTATAACTAATCCTGCGGTAGCCGAAGAGTATTATAAAATAATGACAGTAGAATTATGCGTCTCAATTAATAAAAGCAAGTCGTTACAATCCGATATCGGGGTTATGGAATTTGCTAAACGTATCATCGGTCCAGAAGGTGATTTCTCACCCGTTGGTCCGAAGAACTTAAGCTTATTCCTATCTAACAAACTTCATATCCCAAGTCTACTCGTAGATTTGAGAGAGAAAGGTGTTGGCATTGATTATTTCTTCGTCCGTAAGTTGCTTACCACATTAAAGGATAAACATATCTTCAGATTTAATTGATCTGAGGTTCATGCCTTAATATGGAGTTTAACTGAACCTTTCGGCTTTCTGAAATCTTATACTCTTACACCATGAAAATGGCGTAAGCAGTTAGGAGGTCTAAAAGCGGAAGAAATTCTAATTAAACTTTTGCAATTTACAGAGGAAGAATGGTCTCTTAACCTTGATAAAGCCCGTCTTACTATGAAAGATTGTATCGATAAATATGACGGATGAGTGTTAATAGGTAATACCTATTATCATACTAACGTAATTCCTAGCTTATCTGAACAAAAATTGAAACTCATTGAAGAATATTTCAGACTTTATGATCTGGAGTATCCTACTATTGAGTATGAATTTGAGCGTCCTCGGATGCGATCTAGTTATAACATGATGGAAACATTATGAAATAACGAAGTCGTATCTGATTACGTTCCGTCAGATATACTATGGATTACAATTAAGTATAGTAATGGGAGAAGAATAAGTGAGTCTTTCGATACACTTAAACCTGATTACATGTTAGCACAAGTCCTGAAATACCTATCGGATAAACTACCTCCAGTAATACCTGTTACATCTGTCTTCGACGATAATAACGTCAAGCGGAGATCATTAAGGCATCTTAGCTATCGATTCTTGAAGAAATTCTTGAATTGACGGCATGATGTATAATGTGCTTTTAAGTCCAGTGCTAGCGGTGACTCTGGTGTTCCTCTGATCTGGTATAGATCATGAAGGGAACGGTTGCTTACCTATCCTTAAAGGTAAGGGGGTTTTGATCAGTTATACTGATTAAGATAGAGGTGTTTAACCTCAGATATGGAACTATAAGGCAGATCGGTTTAAGCTTAAAGGAGAAGGGATTATTAAAAGGATTAAATACAATCATGTACTTAATCGGTTGTTATAATCCGTTATTATCATATGATAATAAGGGTAAACTATATAAATTTACCT